ACTCGGGGGTAGATTCTCTGATGCCTATGTAGGCTTCCTTACTGATGGGGACAGGTACATAATGCCAGTCCGATCCGAGGTAACGCCTCGCACAGATACTGAGTTGTTAAGAACTATAGCAGAGAGGGAACTGAGGCCAGTCTATGTTGATAACATAATGGATAACTCCGAGACTACACTTATACTCCTAGACAACGAAGGCTTAAAGCTATGGGATTATGATTATAAAAAATCTGAGTATTCTAAACTTGACGCACTCAGAGATGGAGTTAACTTCATATTGGACCAAGAAGAACTTTAGTATTGGTGGTTGACAACGAGAGGGTGGGGGACTGTACTGGTCCTTCACCCTTTTTTTTCTATATTAATTATGGCTCACTTCTATAAATGCACGGACATCAGTAACCCACAATTTGAGCCAAGTATTGGCACCCCTGCGAAGGCCCGAAAGGAACGCAAGGTTTATCCATCAGTAACAACTGTATTAGGGATAGTAAAGGACGCATTTTTAGATAGCATATATAAGCCCCGAATGATAACCCAACTAGCAAGGGAGAACCCCGAACTGGTGTGGCAAGATATTGAGAGGCTGACCTACGGGACACGGAAGCACCCAGTAAGTGGCGAGATAATTGAATCCTCGGAGTTCGGTACAACAGTACACAAAGCTATTGAAGAGGAGGTTGAGTACGGATTTTTAGGCTCGGAGTTTAGACCAGCACCATCGGTATGGGACGAGTGGTCAATGCCATTCATTGAATGGATACAGGCGAACGGAGTACGGCCCATAGCCTGTGAGAAAATTATAGCAAGTAACCGAATTAAGATTGCGGGTAGCGTGGACTTCATTGGACATAATTCAAATGGCAAAGTCTTTCTAGCGGATTATAAGTGCCGTACCAATACAGGCGGAAAGGCTAAGACATACGACAAGGACTGCCAACAACTTGCCATTGAATCCTTTATGCTAATGAAGGAACACAACTTGGATTACTTACCCGAATGCAGGTCAGTCATAATTGACTGCGATACAAAGAAGCATTACCACAGGGAGTGGACCGAAGCCGAGATGCAGAAGGGGATAAAGATAGCTAAGAAATGCGCTGAACTTTACTGGTTAATGAGGATGTAAGTATGATTAAGAAGTTTTCACAGATTGAATATTACTTGGATTGCTGTGACCCGAAGGCGGTCAGGTTCCACGATCTTGACGATGCGGTAATAGGCGTGGACCACAGAGGTCAGCTATGTTACCTTCATAGTAAAATGATAGAGATATTTATGAGTAAAGATAATATGACTGAGATAGAAGCTATGGAATGGATTGACTTCAATGTCATAGGGACTAATGCAGGAGTAGGATTTACAGTAATCTTTGATGACTAATAATTATGAGTGACTTAATATGTAATATACCATCCAATAAAGTATGGGTACGCAAGGAGTACCTGCACGACGAAGAGAAGGGACACGGAGAATATGTCGAGGGCGTGTGGGTAACGGCCAAAAGCATTCCAGGCAGGGCTTTTTACTTCGAGACATACCTGCCTAAATACGGTGCTTTGTTTGACAAGCTGCCTATCTCAGCCTTTGTATCAAGCCCCGAAGAACCCGATGAGGACTTGCCCCTGCACGACCTGCAGTTTTGGAACTGTATGGACTACGGGGTAACCTGTATATCGAAACAGTTCATAGGATCAATGGACTACGAGATATTTACACGCTCGCACAAGACTGTAAAAGGCACCTACCTTTTCACCTTGGATAATTACCACACGCACAATGACGAGATTGATTATAGCACATCTGAGATACCCGCTGAACATAAATCATTTAACTGCTTGGAGCTAGAGAACGGTCAATATTGCCTGTACCCCAACAATCGTATGAGGGTTTACGATAACTCGCTTACTCCAAACGAACCATTGCAACCTGACTTTAATGTATCAACTGAATTTTATCAGGTGGAAAACGGTTATAAATACAGGCTAGGTGATACTGATGAATACTATTGGAAGAGCGAAAGTTGAACGCCTATAAAATAACTTTTGATGTGGATAGGTATTGTATTAAATACATACGCGATGATATGCCCAAGGGTTACATAGGCAAGACAAACAAATGGGCCAAGGATTCAAGCACAGCACTTAAATACTTGCTTAAAAAGAAGCCCGAAAAAAGTGGTATATGTGTATTCAAAAGAGGAGGGACTGGTAAAATTGTTTCTATAGAAAAGTCCAATGATACAAACGACTGACTTTATAAACGCACCCTGTTGGAAGCGGGGTCAGGATGTCGAGGATTCCTTTCAAAAATTGTTGGAGGGTAGGGGAGTAAAGTGCAGGCCCGCAACTCTTGAGGAGCAGTACAAGCACTATGACTACATCACGGACCGAGGTACGATTGATGTAAAGGCCCGCAAAAGAATACGCAGGAATGACAGTTCCGAACAGGACGAATTAGTATGGCTTGAGTTTAAAAACATTCACGGCAACGCAGGATGGTTGGCATCCGATGTGGACTTCATCGCGTTTGAAAGAGAGAATGACTTCGTAATTGTACGCAGGATTTATTTGTACGAGATGGCCCTAAAGAAATGCAAACTGGATGACAAGGTTACCCGAAGTTCCGAAGCACTGTACAAGGGTTATCAGCGCAAGGGCGCACAGGATTTGATATCAATGATAAAGATGCAGGATGTATTGAATTTACCAGTGCAGATTATTGATAAATAATTATGGCTTACCTTTCTCAAAACAAGGTAAAGGAATACAGGCGCAACCATACGCCAAGCTCCTGCCCTGTACTGAGAACAAAAATAAATGACTGGGTACTGGACCACGACCATCAGACTGGTATGGTCCGAGGCGTAATATCAAGACAAGCCAACAGTCTCATAGGTAAAATAGAAAACTTTTATTTAGGTATGTGCAAAGGGGACAAAAAAGATTTGCCCAAAACTTTGCGAGCAATAGCTAGGTATTTAGAAAAAGAAACCACGGATGTGCTTCACCCTGTAGGACTTATACAACTTACAAAAAAATTTAAAAATAGTTTGACTGCTAGTGAACAGGCACTAGAACTTAGGTCCATAGGTGCAAGTGAAGATGAAATCAATCAATGCAAAAATCAAAAGCACCGATCAGAACTTTTTCGTAAGATAATAAAACAAAACTATGACAAATAAAACAAGCGACGGTGTCGCAAAAATAATGCAGTCCATCCAATCAGAGCTAAAAGCTCCGAAAGGACAGACAAATAAATTCGGAGGGTATAAGTACCGCTCCTGTGAAGATATACTAGAGGCTGTAAAGCCCCTGTTAAATAAGTACAACTGCTTTCTTACTATTAGTGATGAAGTGGTAGAGGTGGGCGGCCGAGTGTATGTCAAGACTACAGCCACGGTCCACGAATCACACAAGCACCCTATTGCTGAAACAACAGCTTACGCAAGGGAGTCCGAAGTAAAGAAGGGTATGGACGAAGCTCAGATTACTGGGTCAGCTAGTTCTTACGCCCGCAAGTACGCACTCAATGGACTCTTTGCTATTGATGATACGAAGGATGCTGATGCTACCAACACTCACGGTAAGGAAAAATCTAGGGCCGTACTTACACCTACTGAATTTTAACCCGCAATAATAATAATACATATGGCAACATACAGAGAAAATACAGGACTGCTCGGCATCAATGACCGCAAGCAGAAAGACAATCACCCTGACTACAATGGACGAATTTTCGTCAGCGAGCCAGGGTTGTACTACCTCAAGGGGTGGAAAAAGACAGGCCGCAATGGTCAACCGCTACTATCGTTAGCCGCTGACTATGCTCCTGAAGATAAGCAGGCGGAAGCAAAGCAGAACTCAGAGCCAAAGCCTGAGTATGTACCCGCACCAGCAGTGGACGACAATCCGTTCTAAGCTATGTCATCATTCGATAAGGACTGGTGGAATAAATTCCGATTAAATGAAGTCGATTTCATTCTCGGGATGACTGCTGATAAAAACACGGACTACACTGGAGGTAAAACTTGCGATAATCCTTTCGCTAACTTCGATGGTTCAACTGACTTCGGCGTTCATCCATTGACTGGAATATGTATTCGAATGCAAGACAAGTTCCAAAGAGCTAAGGCTCTTTGTAAAGATGGTCAGCTAAAAGTAAGTACTAATGGCGATCAATCCAAGGATATATTCCGTGACCTGATTGGCTACTCGTTGATAGCCATAGGGATGATCGAAAGAGAAGAATCGGAGTAACTCCTTATGATAGAATGCTTGGCCCTTTGCACGGTGCAGGGGGTCAAGTATCACTACAAAATAATTTATACAAAATGGACGAGACTATTAAGGAAGCAACTGAACTTACAATCAACCTGCATAAGGACATAGACCCAAGAGAGCTTCCTAGAGATATAGTCATCAAGCACAATGCCATTGGCCAGTGCCTTCGCTCCATACTAGAAATGCTTGAGAATGATATTGAACGAAACAAAAACGCCCCCGCATAACGAAGACGCTGAAACAAAACTTATATCCTGCTGTCTTTTAAATAGTGACTACGAAGTATACGACACGGTAGCAAGCATAGTTACCACAGAAGATTTTTACTGCCTGAGACATAAACTTTTGTTCGAGGCGATAGCATCCCTCGTGCAGTCAGGTAAGCCCCTTGATGAGATATCGCTACAAGAGCATTTAAAGGCCTCAGGGGGCCTTGATGAGGTTGGGGGTATAGCAGGTATATATGGCGTGATGAACGCCTCAGAAACACCATTACAGGCCGAGTATTTCGCAGGTATAGTAGCTGAGAAGAGCAGGCTAAGAGCACTTATTCGTGGGTGCAGACTCGCAGTAGAACAGGCTGAGTCAGAATCCACTGAATCACAGGAGATAAGGTCCTCCCTTGAGAGTGCTATATGTAAGGTGGAAACACTTGGCTCCGATATATTTTCAATCAAAGACTCTGCCGAAGAAATACTTGAGGACATTCAAAAGATGCAGGACGGAACTTACTCACCTGATGTAGTAAGGACTAACATAAAACGACTTGACGAATACTTAGGCAATAATGGTATAGCCGCAGGCGAAGTGTTGACCTTGGCCGCCCCGACATCTTGTGGTAAATCCGCACTGGCTTTGTTCGTGGCTACTAAGGCTATGAAGCAGGACCAAGTCCCGACCGCTTACTTCTCATTTGAGATGCCAAAGAAGCAACTGATGAAAAGAATGATACAGACTATATCAGGTATCAATATAAGAAGTATTCAGGAAAGGGTAGTAACTACGGAGCAGGAAGAAAGATTTAAAAGAGTAACCCAGGAGGCCGCCGAGTTGCCCCTGTACACATCGCACAGCGTAAGAAACGCTGACGATCTCACAAGCCAAGCTAGGCATCTTGTACGCAAAAAGGGAGTCAAGCTAGTGGTTATTGATTACCTTCAGCTCATACCTTTTGATAATAAAAAAATGGGAAAGGCTGAGGGCATAGCTGATATATCTCACAAGATAAAGCAGATGGCTCTGGACTTAAACATTTCTGTAATTCTTTTAGCTCAGATAAACAGAGAGGGTGCGAAAAGCTCAAGGATTAGACTATATGATCTAAAGGACTCAGGGGATATTGAGAATGATGCCGATGTAGTATTGCTTATGTACCCAGCTGAAGGGGACTTTGAGTCCTCCAAGGGTGCCGATGACAGAGGGACATTTACTAGATTGATTTATGATGTGGCCAAAAATAGGGAAGGGGAGAGAGATGTTCGAGATTCATTTAAATTTTATCACTGCACAGGAAGGTTTGAATAATGGAAGTTAACGATGATTTACTAAACAATGACAGGCACTCTCAGCAAAGGTTTGTTGAATGGGCCTTTGACAAGATTAATGAGGAGATGAAAAAGATAAAAGCGCTTGAGAATGAGTTTGGTACAGCCGAGTATCTTGTTCCGTCCGAAAACAAAAAAGCCCCTGTTCATTTTACAAAAGAAAAAAAGATTGAAACTGTTCACAAAATTGACAAGCTCAGGGCCGAGGGTTATTCATATAAAATAGCATCGAACCTTTGCGACATAGCTCCTTCTACATATACAAAATGGAAAAAAAAACTAACTTAGCGGATAGCATCGAAAGGGTGCAGACCCAAATAGAAATGATCAGGAACGAATCAAGGATTTTGTCCTACAAAATTGACCGTATGACAGATCAGCGTAAAGCATTGCAAGCAGAGAAGCGATTTTTAAAAGAGCTTATTGAAGAACATAAATAATTTAGGGAAGGCCACGGAGTAATCCTAGCCAAGGGGGTTTTCATATTCCTCCTGTTCAGTCCCTGCACCTAGCCTCACCCTTTGTTGATTGGGGGTGGGGCTTTTTATTACCCGTCCTTGCACAAGGAATCCAATCTCAGGGGCCCTACAAGGGCTTTTCTTTTTGCTTACAGGGTACCAGGCGGTATGAACAGTGGGGACTCTCCTTCGGCCGCCTTACGCTTCAGGGTTCGTCTTTCTCTTTCCTTCTGGAATCCAAACATTCTGTTAACAACATCTGAGTAAGGAGCGTACTGAACGAACTTACTTTCTGACAATGCTCGCTCTCCGCTCATTACCTTTTGTAGTTCACCTGTTGCATCCATAGCTTGTTGGAAAGCTACTGGTGTAAAGTAATCAAATGTAGCTCGTCCTATACCTTCGGAACGAATCTTGTACCCAGTATATCTGCTTACGCCAGCGATACGGAATGTACCATCAAACAAGTAATCACCCATATATCCGACACGGCCAGCCAAGAAATCTTTCAACGCATCAACGGGTATGCCGCAAAGCAACATAAAGGTAAGTAACTTTACCATATCTTTTGATCCTTGTAACCTCTCAGCTTTATTTTTGCTGACCATCTTTGTAAGAATCCTATCCTTAGCAAAGACCATCTGCTTAACCATAAATGATTTCATAGCTACAGCTATTCTAAGGTTCGGATTACCTACTACGCCCATTGCCATCTCGGCCGAAGTCAGTGGTTGTGTCTCAGCTAGTTTATTGAACAATAGGCTACGCACAAGTGCTGAATCTTTTTTATTATCTTTGAGGTCCGATATTAATTTATCTTGCTCCCGCTGGCTGTAGCCAAGTGCGGTTAATTCAGCTTTGAAGTTCTTTATCTTTCCGTCATTCCTGTTTCTGTAATACAACTTGGACAACTTGCGATAACGATTGTAGTTAGCCGTAAGGTTAGTCTCCTTCATTATCTGGTCCAGCTTTGTGAACCCAGTAGAGCGAAGCCCGAATCTAACAGCTGACTCCAGGAACTTATCATCACCTACGAACTCCTGGCTGACCTTCTGGGTATCTATGCCGAAGTCCTCGCCCTTTAGTCTCTCGCTAAACATAGCACTGAATGTAGGTATAAGCCCGTTGTCCAGCATTATGAATGGAAGGTCGTATAACTGCGATAGGGTAGAGGTGAACTCAACAAGTAATGAACCGTAACCAAATGAACGAGCTAACTGAAGTATTCTACTCTCACCTTTCTTAGGTGAAAGAATTAGTTTCATTATCTCTGGTATAGTCCTATCAGCCTGCTCATCAATAATGCCTCCAGTGGACCGCAGTTCCTGTATCAACATACCAAGTTTACTAGCGGAGTCCATCTTAGTTCCCTCCTTGTTGGTAACAAATCTACTACCAATTAACTTAATAGTTTCAGTGGCTGATACAACATTAAATATATAACCCTCCATTGCTACCGCTGGGTCCTCGTAGTACTGCAACAGTTCATCGGGTATCATACGATCCGCAAGTGTTCTTGCATTTACATTACCTGGAAGCAAGTCAGGATTAGTTCTAGCCAAGTTAGTTATGAACTCATCCCAGAGAGCCGCTTCTTGTACCGCAGTCTCCTTAGCACCAACCTGTATTATAACATTATCCTTAGCGGATAGCTCGGAAAGTTGTTGATTAATCTTATCTATCTGGGCTTGATTATTATCATTAGCAGCTTTTACCAATTCGTCATTTAAGTCCTGCATTTGTCTGCGGACCCTGAGCACCTCATTGTTTTTAGCTTCTATGAAATCCCTGAATGATTTACCTACAGTCTTTCCATAAGCAGCTTTGATTGCTTGGAGAGCTTTAAAATTCTTTATCTTCCTTGGGAAGTAATCAAACAAGAAACCAACATCCACACCCTGTGCCTCAAGGTCAGCCCTTAGTTTATCCAGTGACGGCCGTACTATACTTCTGTACTCATCCAGCATTCCGTACTTGGCAAGCAATGTTTCCTGTTCCCTTGTATTAGCATCGCCCTCCGCAGTCTCTGGGCTGTACATTAATAATTGCTTGAGCCTGAGTTTGTCAGCCTTGTTCTTTATGCCCTTTAGTTTCTTAAAGAACGGAGCCATATTGCTTTGGTAAGATAATACCTGAGCCTGTATTAAACTATAATAATCCCTGATAAGAACCTTAAGTCTAGGGTGTATCTTGCCTAGAACAGAAGTAACTGTATATATATATTTATCAGCAAAGTTTAGATCAACCTTTCGTTTGCTTGGAGGTAACCCAGCATTTACCGCATCCTGTGATGTAACCTCCGCATTCGAATTCAGATTTACTGAATTATTTACAGCGGCCTGTACAATTACCTGCTGTGTTGGCCTAACTGTTGGGTCCACGGCCCGAAGTAAATCAGCGGATGCACGAATGACTCCAGCTACATCAGGGCTAGATACATCAGAACCAAGTGTCCTAGCTACGAAATTTTGTATGGAACGGAACAGTGCTTTTAATTTTCTGTACGCTTTTCCTTTGGCGTACTGCTCAGTAATGTCCCCGTAAAGAGCCTCCTGTATAACAGCTCTGCTGTATTCAGCCCCGAAATCAGCGTCCGTCTGTAAGTTGCCATACACTCCAGCTATAGCGTCCCTCTGCTCTTGGGTCATATCCTTGCCCAGTGCAGTCATAAAGTCCTGCCAGGCCTTGACCCTGTCCTTGCCCTTGTTCCTATTGATTAGAACTCGGTGCATTGAAGCGTGGATTAATTCCTCACGCATACCAGCCACCAAATAATTTTTATCATTATTGATTACAGCGACTGGGTTGTATTCAATGACACCCTGATTTACATTATATTGCAGGGCATTGGTAGCGGCATAGTTCGGGACTATGTCCACGCCGAACTTAGCGGCTATTGGAGCGAAGTTCTTTTGGATAAACGCATCAAGTGCATTTACTGTACTAAAGGAACCCCCATCGTTTATTGTATCGGCTACTTCCTCTGGTGTTACACCAGGGTCAGCTCCTACTGTTACATCTGGGCCAGCTTGGCCAGGAACCGCTTGGCGAACTCCTCTGGGGATTCGTCTTCTTTCGGAGGAATACTGGCCAAGACTTTGGGTTGGTTTCCTGCCGAGGATTTCACTTGCTGTACGGGTGTCTTCTTGAGGGGTCGTTGGATTTTCGTTATCATCTTTTGTTCTTATTTCTGTGGATGTATCTAAATTAAATATAGCATCTTGATCACCCCATATAGCGATGTCAACTGCATCTTGAAGAGTATCAATAGCAAAGACAACATCTAAAACATATTGCTTTTTATCGCTATTGTACCACCCCCCAAGCATAGCTCCTTCTATATTCAAATTAGCTGAGTTATTTATTATGTATTGAGTAAGAGCTTCATCTGTAAATTTATCTTGATCAATAATTTGCTCTGTGGACTTTTCGGGAGCTACTATGTATCCACCGTCAGCAAACTCACCCCTAGTATCTATAGTAAATCCGTCTGGGCTTTCCTCTATTACTCGCCTTAAATTTGCTACAGCCCTTTGAGCTTGATCGCTACCAACAATTTTTTTGATATTTGTTACTCTAGCCCCATAAGGTGCTACAACCTGGGCCGACATAGCGGGCTCCATTGTTATTGATTTATTTGCACGAACCTCATCAGGAATTAAAAGGTAAGCATCAACTCGTTTGTCTGGAACTCCTATAACTTTTCCTAGAACAGCGTTTTTGTAAGTTCCGTGATTAGCGTTACCCTGTACTCCCTTTGTGGGTTGAACAACTAATAGAATATCATTGAGATTAAAATTGTTTTCTCTATAAAACCCATCTCTTAATTGTGAGTTTTGTATTTCAAAAAATCCTTTTGAGTCCAGGTATGTAGCCAAAGGGGTATTTTTACCACGCTGATTAATTAATGCCTCGATGAAGGGTCTACTATCAGCACTATCAATTAAAGATTTTAAAGTTTTATGATTTGCTAAAGCATCACGAACTGGCTTTGTTGGACCATTAGCAAGTATTTCTTTTTTTACATCAGAAAATTTACGAATTTTTAATCTATTATTTTTCCCTCTTTCTTGAAAAGCGTTTTTGTAAAAAGTTAGAAATGCGTTCTTATTGAACAAGAACATTTTGTCAGGGCTTCCTGACACCAAGAATATATAACCAGTCTGTTCCTTACCATCTTTATCAGTATATTTAAGTTGAGATATTTTATTGTTAATCTCCTTCGCTGATTTTCCAGATGCCCATACTCTGCCAGCTGCACGGTTAGCAGCGGTAAGAGCATAGCTAGGGCCAGCATCTAAGTTTACGCTACCCCCATTAGGAAGTTTAAAATTACCTTGTCCTAACTGGTCAGCGTACCAGAACCATACTGGGATATCGTTATCAACTATTTCATCAATAAGACCATCTATATCAATAATATCTTTTTGCTCCACCTCTGATAAGGGAGCTTTTTGCGGTGCAGTAAAAGGCGCAGCACCTACTGTTACATCACTAACTTCGTCAAAGGTTAGCTCATCGGACTGAGCAACTTTCTTTTTTAGTTTCTCTAGCTTTTGTTTCTTTTGAGCCTCGGTACCAGAAATACCAACGGATGAATAAGAGAACTTCTTCCCCTTGTATGGTTCACCATTAAGATAATTGAGGACATCTTGTTTTGTAGCAAACTCAGGGGTAGAATCAGCGTACTGTATATTACCTCTAGCGTAAGCCTTTGATCCGTGAACAGTTATTTCATCGGCTCCTGCTACTGGACGGCCCTGAGAATCAACAAAAGCACTATTTGTTTTTGGGTTAAAGCTAATAACCGTACCCTCAAGTGAAGGAGCAACACTTAATATCTCTCCGTCTACGCTGGCCATAGCACTCTTTGAATTAACTCCTAAAGCAATCAAAGCTCTTGCAAGCGGGTTAACCCTAGTCCTTGCATTTTTTATTGTATAAGCATTTCCGTAAGCTACTGCTTTACTGTAGTCAGGTAGTCCGTTTTCATTCAATGAGTGAACAGTCTGAAGGACTCCCTTTCTTCCATTGGGTAGGTTAAAGAATGAATTAAGGTTAAGTCTAACTGCACCCATCTTAGGAACTTTTGCTCCTATCTTAGATAGAATTGATTGCTTTAATGTCTTCCCAGACTTGGACCTTGCTGATGTTTTTACTTCTTCGTTATTAAATGTTACTGAGGTTTGTCCTGTGCCTGCTGTTACATCCTCCTCTTCAAATATTTCATTAAGGTCCTCTTGGCTTAGTTCTTCCTGTAACTCATCTTCAAATATAGCTTGGTCTTCTTCTGAAATTTCAACATCAGGTTCAGTGATAGTTCCAGGCCCAGCCTCTTGGCCTCCTAGTATTTCACCCACATCAGGAGATACTGCTTCACCCTCGGGTGTTTCAACAGAAGTCATTTCAACTGGTTGTTCTTGAGTAGTTGACTGCGGCATAGCATCAGGTCCTTCTTTGCTGCCGAACACGGCTCTACCTCCACCCCCAAATAAACCACCAAGTAAAGCACCGCCCTTTGCCGCTTCTGCGTACTCCAGCTTTGCCTCGTCACTATCAATAGGTAGACCAGCCTGGTATCTTTCCAGGAACTGCTGACCTAGCTCAGTAGGAGCTTCTATAATTGAACCCTCTACTGCACCCCTTGTTGCTCGTGTAAGCAAACCTCCTCCACCTTTAAGAAGTCCTGTTGAAAGAAACTTAGCCCCTAATGTAGCAAAGGCTGCATCAAGAACGGATGAAGGTACAGCGTATAGTGCTGCGGCTCCTTCGTCCATCTCGGTCCTGAACCCTTGTTCAATAGCCTCCTTTTGCCTTTCTCTATTTGAACCATAGAAGTAAGGCATATTGGCCAGGAAGCCACCTATGGCTGCTCCTGGGACTACACCCAATGGCCCACCTAATGCAAATCCAGCTGTAGCACCAGCCCCAGCACCACCGAGGGTAGCACCCATCTGGGGTAGGGAAGCACCAGCTATGTTAAGTGTATAATCAACTATGCCCTCATCTTGTTCCCCGAACCTTTGCTGACGAAACATTTCCGCATCCATCTCAGCCCTCTGTTCGGCTATGACATCAGCACCTATTTGTTGCAGGGACTCCGAGTCCAGCAATGAGCCAATGCCCTCAAGGGTTGAACCATATGCAGTCTGCAGTAAATCAACCCCGTCTCTTATACCTCTACCAAACGGGCTGCCAGGGTCAGTATTAGTAACATATTCTCTGAAGGCGAAGTTCAATACCTCTTCTTCAGTTGCATCATCAGCGTGAGATATATCAACACGCTCACCGTTAGGTAAGTTTACACTTGAGACTGCCATAGTTGTTTACTGCTGTGCGGTTGTGCCAGCAAATTGATTCATTGTTAGCCCTAGATTAGAAAGTTCCCCAACGGAACGACTCTCTCTTTCTTGCAATAATTTTGCATAAGGTCTTAAAAATGCTTCGAGTTCAGCTGATACTGGGAGTCTTTCTCTTGGCCCAGGCTTTAGACCTTCAATAATCCCTGGCTTTTCTCTGTATACCTCTCCTGTTTTGAGATCAACTCTTATGCCTTGGTTATGAAGTTCTCCTCCTGGTTCAAGTAATGCACTAACCCTAGTAAGTTCAGGGGAGTCAATCCCAGCACCAGCAACAGCATCAGCACCAGTATTAACCTTTAGCCTACTCCTGATCTCAGCCTTTGCATCCTCTGGTTTAATAATACCTAACTGCTGCAGCAATGCTACTTCTTGAACCACTGCGGCTACTTTTTGTTGAGGTGTTTGCCTTGAACCTCCGAAGCTAGTAGTACGAAATTGACCAAGCCCGTATTTTTGTTGTATCTGTAGCGCTCGTGCTTTTTGGCTTTGACTTGCTCCTCTACCTAAACCTTCGGCTAAATCCCTTGCCTCTGATTGGCTGAGTTGATTCCCCTTGTCGGACCCCTGAGTCCTAGCCCTAGCTAATCTTGTATCGCGCTCGGTCTGTGTCTCCCCAGGACGAAGGTCCCTTTCTTCTAATCTTTGTAGGCGTTCTGCTGAAGCATCAGCAAATGCTTGATCAGTTTGTTGCTGCGTCATACGACCAGCTCTTTGAGCATCCTGTGCCTGTATTTGATTTATAGTAGGAGCGCCGAATCTACGCATTAATTCATCTCGAGTTCTTTGTACCCCTAGGTCATTAGGAAATGGATTAATACTTGCTGGGGTAGGGGACTGCATAGCAGCACCTGCGGGTGCAGCATCAGCAGAACCAGGTCTTCCATAACCAGTGTTCTCATTAAATGTAACACCCATAGTATCCGCAAACCTTCGTGCTTGTAATATTTCTTCGGGCGTTAATTTACCCTGACTACGACGAGCTGCAAAGTTAGCCTGAGGAGAACCTGGCTCCGCGGATTGTATTTGTGGCCCTTGTTGCCCGCTTAACCTAGCCTCCCTTTGATCCAATATATCTTGAACCTTGGGGGTACGGTTGCCCTGTGCATCAAAGTATCCACCTGGTCCGTAATCTTGACCAGTAATATATTCAGCGGCCCCAAGACCTATATCTGCAATTTGGTCATCAGTAACTTTTAATTTATTCGTATCAATGCCACGAGTTGCGTCACCTAAAAAATTAAATATTTGATTTGGTAAACTTCCTTCAGGAGCGTTTACTCCGTAGTTAGCTGCTGCATCAGAGTATACTCCTACTGCGTCCGAGATTGTATCAAAAGGGCTTGTAATCAAGTCCTTACCTGATTGTGCAAGTCCTTTTAAAAAAGCGTCAGTTATATTTTTATTTGAAAGGCCTCCTGTATTTACATTTATTGAATCAATAGCACCTAGATCAATAGGTTGATTATTAACATTCATTGACTGAGCCACAGGAAGATTAATATCAGGAACAAGATTCTGGTCCCCAGGGAATCTGGGGTCATTAACAAACCTTGTTGTTTTCTTAGGTTGCTCAATATCAGGGGATACCGCTTGGGCGTAAGCATTGTTAAAAAACCCAGGATCAAAACCGCTTATGCCAACAGGTGGATTGAAGGGTTGCTGTTGCCCAGTTCCCATTATATTTTGGTCCATCATAGTACCCATTACATCGGGTGTCGAAAGTCCAGAAATAGATTCTAATAATTCTTGTAGCTCTTCATCTGTCATAAGTGCATTATATCATAAAGGGTTAGTGCTTTGTTTGTTCTAGGTAGGAAGCTGTGTGGTCCTTAGTGTTACTACAATCCTTGCATCATAACCCACCCCGTTGTTGTATACATCTCCAGATTCGCCAGAGATTTCTACTATATGTCCACAGACACTTGGCGTAGTAAAGTTATGAGTAAGGCTTGAATTAATAGCATATGTCCCACCAAACGGTGGGCCAGTTGCTCCAGTATCTTGGCTCGCAAAAGAACCTATGGTAGTGCCGTCCACCACAACTGATAGTGTGTCAAATCCGTCACCATAAATATCGGCTGCTCCTTTTATTGTAATATCTATTTTTTCTGCGCAAGGAGTTACACCAAATTTTATTCCTCCCGTTACTCTAGGGCTGTTTGCGTAAGTAGGTGCAGTACTATCAGCTCTGTATATATTAAATGTATCGTCACCACTTAAACCAAATTTTGGGCTATCACTAGCCATTCCAGTAAATATTGGGTCAGTAAAATTATAATTTGCTGGTGCGCCCTCGTCCTCGTGGTTAACGCATTTAAAAACCCCAGGATTTACTTCAATAGGACCTAACAATATTATAGAATCAGGCATATTAAGAAGCTACTGGATTAGTGCCCAGAACTGACATAGTAGCAGGGACTCCATTTAAACAAACTTTTATTTCTCTAAATTTAGCAGGTTCTTCTGTAGTTACACCTGTTGCGGGTAAATCCCCTAAAAATAATCGTATCTTTGCATTGCCGTCACCATCCTGTATGTTAAATCCTCCTCCTGATTGTGTAGTTTGAAAAACAAGACCTCCCGAGTATTCAATGCGAAAGTCTTTTATTCCTCCTCTTGTATTAGGATTTACAGCGTTTCCAAAAAAAAGATCACCCTCAACTGAAGGGTCCTCACTTTCTGGAGCACGATCATAACGATACCAATCAATTGTTCTTATTGGTTCTGATTCAGTAATTGGGACAAATTCTCCAGAATCGTCTATGGGATCAAATGTAACTATATTAACATTAGCCAAGCCATCCTGAGCAGAACCTGTAGAATTACCTGGGGCAGCATCACCTGAAATTGAATCCGTACTAGCACTTTCAGATGATGTGCTTATGGAATCAACCCCTTGCCTATTATTAGTAGGCGGATCGTATTGCATACTATCATATAGAACCCCCGCTACAAGTTTTCCTCTTTCTTCGTTTGAGCGATTTATTATTTCATTACGAGCTTTATCAGCGGCTTCTTTTATTTTTCTGTTTGTTTCCGCGGAATTAGAAAACGCAAGAGCTTGCCTTTCTGCATTTCTAATATATCTTAGATTTGATCTTTCAGCCCTAGATATTCTTTGCCTGCCTATAGATATATTTTCCTCCTCGGAACGCAAGTCCTCTATAGGTGTAGCATATTCACTGCGTTCGTATGCATTTTTACTGCGTTCGTATTTAGACATTATTACGCGGGTCCTATTCTATATTTTGATGTTGCATCAAGGGTTGCAGAAAACCCCGTAGCAACTGTTACCTTACCACTCAAGCCATCATAATCAGTTATAGCCAGGGACTCCCCTGAACCTGTACCAGCTGTAATATGCAGGGTTACACCATTAAGACAATCGTCAAATTTAGTACTTCTAGGAATTTGAGTTGTACTATGATCCAACAATAACTCCGTACTACTAATCCTTTGGGACACAAATCCCTCTCTGGTTATTCCAAAAAGCGTATAAGTGTTCGTACTTGATGTTGTGTAATCATCAAATAAAGATACCCCAGAACTAAGAGTTATCTTTCCTGTGCTTGGAACATAATCCGTTACTATTCTACCTTGTTCCTTTCCGCCAGTTTGACCTCCTTTTATTACAGCTATAGTACTATGTTTTAAGTCACTTGCATTCGCGGGAGCTTTTTGTAAATCCAATTGAACAACTGGAACAGAAGTAGCATCGGCAAGGGCTGCTCCGCTTGCCTGTAAAACACTTCCTACCCCTGATGATGCACTAAATCTTCTTGAAGCAGTAGAAAAATCTGACCCTACTTGTGTTGTATTTTCGGGAAGATAACTGATAGCTGTTGTGCCACCGCTGCCGTCAGGTACAGTCCTGGCTGGAATAGTCGCTGTAGTAATTCTTTTTTTATAATATACCGTGCCAGCCGAGCCTCCTTCAGGTATTGTTTCAAAAGCAGGGACTATAGTAATATCTAAAACAAACTTCGACTCCTCTGGGTTAGCTGGACCTCCTTTCATTCCTATGTTTGCAGAATTTCCATTTAGTATTGGCCTACCATTAATTAAAAAGTTGCCCTCTAAATTGCTCGCGGGTTCTGTAACTGTAACATCTAGGTTGGCAAAAGCTCTATAACCACGCAGCGCGTCCGTTTTACTAAATGGATTTTTATTATGATCCAAACCAGAAGCGTATATGGTAGCCCAATCCGTAGGATTCCATAAACCCGTTGAGGCAGAGCCTCCACCTGGATATACCTTATCCGTAGCATTTACTTGACTGGCACTTTGAATAAAGACAAATGTTTCAGTATCAATTAATGATTCCGCAGGTGGCGTTAAATGAAACTCAAAAGACAGTATATCATCTGATTCCGTATATGATCTAGCGTCTATAGTTCTTTTTACCAAATTTACTACTCCAGGGTATCTAAATGGGTCCAAGCTATTGTAGCTAGATATAGGAGTAGAGGAAACTCCAGCTTCTGATTCACTCGAATCTATTACAGAAGTTCCATCCTTTTTTCGTAGGTCAGTAACAGTTATTGTTTTTATTCCGTTAGTATTATTCTCAGTTCTTGCTATTTTAGCGCCTGCTACACTTCCCTCAGTAATTAAAAATTCTGTAGTTACTTGGATGATTCCATCTTTTAAATTACTTTTTGATTCACTAAGAGTACCTGGTTCTAGGTAAGTTTCTTGAATCCTAGTAAAGCCTCCTTCATTTGCTTCTAAAACATCCTCTTGAACTGCGGCAAGTGTAAGAGTTTTTGTTATATAGCCAAGAGCAGTGTGTTCAATAGTTACACCACCTACAGCCTTATTGTAGCTAGTGTCAGCTACTGCTATGAGCGTCCTAGTTACTCTGCGTAAACCATTTAATTCGAGATCTACTTTCTCTGGAACTTCTTGTACATATGAGCTGGTAAGAGTCTGATAAACAAATGTTATTACATAATCTGAACCAAGGAATCCTGCTTCGTTTCGCACCAAAACCATATTTGGATACGCCTCTCCAGTCCTAGCATCAATGCCTTCGATTGACATTTGAGCGGAATAAAGAGTTCCAAAAGCTGCAAATATCTGACCCTTATTGTCATTGTACCAAGCCTGGGTATCATTCTTTGCAGTACACCTAACAACAATTTCATACCTGTTATTATGTAACTGCGTTACTTCTGCGCGATTACCATAGATTTGTAAACGCTGACTTCTGTGAAATACAGGCATTATCTATACTGTTGTTCTAACTCCGTACACTCCGCCTTTACCAAATCTTTTAATCTCAGTACCTTTACCTTTACTCTTAATAAAATTGGCTTTTTGACCGAAACTCATAGCTTCACCTATTCCATCATCTTTTTTTGGTCTATACAAACGAGCTTGAGGGCGTTGAGGGCTTTGTATTTCGTTTCGTTTAGATCCACTAGAAAATGTTGTTTTCATTCCAGAGCCAGTAGGTGCTCTGTACATACTGTATTTTTCAAACACACCTGGAGCACTCTGATAATACTCTCCTGGTTTTGCCGCTCTTCCCATTCTACTCCGTACAAGATTTCCTCTTGCATCCCTTGTGTAACCTACTCTTGCATTCCTATCAAACCTTGGCTTCCCTCTTCCTCTTAAAGTAATCATAATATTTTATTTTTAATTATTAACATTTCCAACGCTTTAAAGCAAGTGCTTTTCGTGTTGGCCTTCCTTTTTTGTCCTTCATTGGACCCTTTACACCAGACATTCTGGCACAAAATGATTTCTTCCTAGCTTTGTTTTTACCTTTGGGGTTGGACTCAGTGACGGGTGGCTTCAGGTTAGCACCAGTCTTGCGCTTGAAGTAGGCTCTGCCCGCCGCGGTAAGTCCACCCTTTTTACTTTTGTGTTCCTTCCTCATTAGCTTCTGACCCTTGCTCTAGGAGTGTTTGCAACGACTGTCTTGCCTCTAGCTCCCGCCTTTTTCTTTTTTCTAGCAGTACTAGCTCTTTCTGCTTTCGTGAGAGATAGAGCCTTTCTTTTAGGGAGGCAACGGTCAGGGTTCTTCTTATCCTTAGAAGTTCCGCAAGGTCCTTTGATTGATCCATCAGTTCCTATGCGTACCCAGTTTTGTTCTCGCCATTGTTTGAGTTGTCCCATTATCTTCCTTTGCGTTTACCACCCTTAGCCTTTTTTGCATAGTTAGGATTCTTGCAGTACTTGGATGCAGCCATATTAGCATAAGCACTAGGGTAGGTGTCAAATGTACGCCTGGCCCAAGCCTTACCTTCGGGACAAATCTTACCTCCGCTTTTTGCTTTTTTTGCCATTTTTAATTATTGATTTAAGTAACTTAGCTTGACCTGCGTGAGCCTTAGAGGCCTTTTCTAATTTTTTAGCTACGCTTAGTATTTTTCTTTGCATTTTTTCCGCCCCTTAATTTTTTAAAATCAGCACCAGTAATCTTGTTTGCGGGAGACGCAACCCTGGCTATCTTCTTTTGTTTTGGACTTAAGGCTTTCTTAGCAGCTTTTTTCTTGGCTGGCCTACCTACCTTACTTCCATATGTTCCTTTTCCCATTGGCATAATGTATCCTTTTGTTATTGATTATACGGTTATATTCCGCTTCTTATTTTAAAGTAGCTGAATGCTACAAAGAATGCTACGATCATTGCAATCCATAAAGTTGTATCCCTTGGTTCTGGTATAGCAACCAGATCAGTACTATAAATCTGTCCTGGTGCTGTTAGTCGTACTTGCATAGTTCCTAAAGCATCAGGTGAAAATGATGAGAACACGGCAGCATAGGTAGTGTCTTCGGCTAAAGTTATAGTCCCGTTAAAAGGTTCGTCATATCTTTCATATCCTTGAAAGGTGTCAAGTTGTCCTCCTCCAAATCCTATGTTAGGACCGTCATTAAATATTGCAGGCTGATCAATTATGAACTCAGCTTTTAGATCATCATAAATTAGTAATGCAGTATCTTGAGTCCCTCCAGTTAAGTCACTATAATAGTTTTCAAATGTATACTGCCCACCCACGGAGGTAGTAAATATCATTGGATTGTAGTAAGTTTTACCACCTTGTGGGTTAAAATCAGATACACTATAAGTTTCATCTATACCTACCTCCAGATCATAGACCACGCTATTTAGTTGTACAGCACCCCAAGCTATGGAAACTAATAATAATGGTGCTAATAAAAATTTTATTTTTTGAAGATAGATGTGCATATTGATGCGAACTCTTTGAAGGCTCTGGATATTATATTATTTTTAGGTAGGAACATAACGACAATAGAAAATATTCCTATGTACGCAAACAGCATACCCAGTAGATTTTCTTTGTAATTATTGACTATATATTCTATCATACCTGTCTTGGTCCTTCTGGTGATACCGATGGCAAATCATCTGGTGTTAGTAATGGCTGTTCTGGTTCATCGGATTGAACATCTGAGTGCGGTTTGACTTCATCTATTTCATCGGCACTTTCTCCACTTTCCTCCTCTGGCACAGGTTCTGCTATCTCTTCTTCTGAGGACTGTTCTTTTTCCTCTACTTCTTCACTATCAACCTCTTCTGAATCTTGTTTAACTTCTTCTGCATCTCCTCCATCTTCCTCGCTATTATTAGTACTTTCTTCTTGGGCTTGTGGTTCTTGGCTCTCGGTTTCCTCGGCGGCCTGTGATTCAGTTACGGCCTTAGCTTTGGTTTCTTTTGCTTGAACTGGTGCTACTTTAGCTTCTACCTTTGCTACTTCTGTTTGTACCTTTGCTATTTTTTCTTGCATTACCTTTTGACCCCAGGAGTCCAATAAAGGAAAGTCAATTAATCTATCAAGCATTGGTGGAACATAGAATCTTTGTTCAACCACATCATTTGCTACGCTGGCTACAAATACTTCTGTCTCGTCTACTGCTATATTTGTTTGAGTAACGGCGGCCGTACCTACGGCAACAGTGCCAGCAGTGCCAAGCTGTGCTATTTTATCTACTACGGGAAAGTCCTTAACTCTACCTAGAAGTGTTTTCTTAGCCCTTCTAGCACCGTCTTTAGCCGCCTTGAGAGCCTCCTCAGCGTCTTCCCGACTAGGTCCTGTACTCTTGCCCCCGAGGACCTCATTGAGGCTGTCACGGAGCTCAGAGAGATTTTCTTTAGCATTTTTGTAATCCATTGAATTGGTGAGCACCAAGAGCAGATGCTCTTAGGTTTGTCGCATACAGTACATTTTTTCATATTATTTAACTGAGGATGAACCAAAGTAAAAACCTACTATGGCTAAAACTGTTTGGCGTATCTCTGGTAGTATAACATACCCGTGCAGGGTCTGATAGGTTGTACCCTTTACGAAGCCGAACCACTTACTATATTCACTAGCTACTGTTACTCCCTCATTGCTATGAGCTAGAATAAAAGGAGCTATGATTACGCCAAATAGAACTGTTACTACTATTACTCTTCGTACCCAAGCTCCACCGTCTCCTGTGCGTTTAGCCGCTGCATCAGCACTCTCATCGGAGGCTTTCTGCTTTTTCAGTAGGTTGGCTACATTGTTCTGTTGAGCAGTAACCATTGTACCAATCAACTTAAACAAGAAGCCAGAAGCTCCTCCGCCCAGCATAGCTATGAGTTCAGTGGTCATTTTAAATCCCTAAGTAACTTATAAATAGATAGTCCTAAAAATATAAAAGTCATTACCCCAACAACTAAACTGACTACACTATTAACGCTTTGCAGTCCCATACAAGCAAAAAACCCTGTTGATCCTACTGTTCCTCTAAGCATAGTTTCCATCAAAATTCCTCGCTAGGTATTACAGAATTAAAAGACTCAACAGTAGATTCTTCTTCCTCTTCAGTTAAGTCATAAACAGTAACATTCAATGCCCACTTACCTTCTGCGGTAGGCTGCGCTGAAAGAACTCTTCTTGATCCATAACCTTTTGTCCAATGAGCTAGACCAAGTCTTTTACCTTCTTCATCGGCACGAGCATTAGCCTCTTCTTCGTTGTCGTATATTAAATAAATCATTATGATATTGAGTAATAGTTCATAATATTAGTTTCAATTTTAGTACGATTTGATGACTGATTAGAGTTGTAAATAATGAACTCCTGCATTGTTCCATTATAATTATTTCCTGTACCTTCAGAAAAACCAATAGATGAGGTTTGATCAATAGAAGCAGTTCCAATATCTATTGCTGAAGTAGCAGTGCCATTTTTTGCAAATAAAGATGAAGAGCCATTAAATACGGCTAAAGCTAAATTCTTATTTGTATCAATGGCTATTCCAGTACCTGTAACAATACCTGAAAATGGTCTATACTTGCCACTACCTACATCAAATAAAGTTCTTGTACCTGCAGTATGCGTTCCATTTTCATCAAAAAATTCATTTGTTGTATCAGAAGTGCCATCTGATTGATGCACAAAAAGTATAGAGTTCGGTTGAGATAGATTAGAACCAAAATCTATATCAAAGCGATCATCGCTTCCATCAAAATCAATCTCTGGTAATCCCGCTGAATCCACAAGCAAAGAACCAGAGCTTACAATCTTAGGTTGATTACCTGTATTTGTTTGAGTAGCATTCTTACTATTTCCTGATTGGTCATACCAAGTATGAACAAAGCCATTACCTAATATCTTAAAATTAGAAACAGTAAAGTTTGAGGGAACATCACCTTCAGTAAAGCCAATGCCTACATAATCGCTCGTAGCTGTAAATGTATGTGTTTTAGAACCAGAACTCGTATAAGTTACAGAACTTGACGCACTATCACCACTTCCATCTAATGCGGTTCTAAGCATAAGTTTTGGAGAACCATTTGTAATACTTATATCAAAAGAAACAGATATTGCAGTTCCACTAGTTCCATTTGGCAAATCTGATATTGCAAATCCAGTAGAAGTTGTGTTAGATGCAGTAAATCCACTAGTAGAAGCATTGCTAAAGGACTCAAACCCTGCGTTAGCAAACACTCCGTTTGTATTTACAAAAGCAACCAATGCTCCAGAGTTTATTCCAGAAACAGTAAAGTCCTGCTCGCTATTGTCGATTTCTCTGCGTATACGAACTGCTAGAGGATCACCCCCAGTAAGACTGCGAAGACTATATGCAGCCGTAGGAGCAGCTATCGAAGTAATAGTCTCTCCTATTTGGTTCAGCCGTCTCTGCCGACCCAGGGCTGAATCAAGGCTAGTATGCATATTAAACCTTGTGCAGTGCTACTAAGCCAGTGCTTACGGTTACTTGAGTAAACTGACCATAAATAATGGTACCAGCCCCAAATGTTTTTGATGCAAGTGTCTCTCCAGTAACATTCGTAGAAGTAATGGTACTACCTAATGTTGTATCTTGAAGAATTTGTATTGCACCAAAACTTTGATCCGCCCCCGAATCACCCGAGTCAGTTAATATTACTGAACCTGCGGAGCTAAACTCCAATGCGTTATTTCTTGATTTTGCCATAGTTGTGTATTATATCATATGGGTTATCGTGATTGCCGATTTACATATGTAGAGAATCGTTTATTCACAGTATTGTTGTTATTTCTAATATCTATTTTTTCTAACTCCTGGGCCAATAAAAATGCTCCTACCTGTTCTTCGGCTAGGGCTTGCTCACTCTTTCCTTGCATACGCAAAAAGTCCGCAAATGCAGTATGAGCTATATAATTATAGAACTCCTGGGGTACTTCTAATGCGGAATCATAATATCCAGAAGTAATTGTATAAGGAGTAAACTCCCTTTTATATGTAACATATGCAGAACTGTCCTCTGTATTTCTTATATTAAGAATATTTGCACCATCTATATCTACAGAAAAATCGTACTCAATACTTGAGTTATTTATAAATGCTTTCTTGCGATGTATCTTGTTGAACTCCCCTATATTGTTTCGGTTAGTTTCTGTATAAGGTATAGCTTGTTTTTGAAGAACTGTAGGTCTTCCTGATGATCCACTACCTGTATTCCAATATTCAACCTCGTAAGGAAATGATTTTGCTTCATTGTCTGCTGAACTGTATCTAAGAGTTCCAACTGTAGCAACATCTAATACATCACCTGGACCTCTTGATAATGTAGCACCAGTATTAATAGTCCATCTTCCTGATGCGTTTTTAAATATTGCGGCATCTGCAGGATCAATTAAACTTCCGTCATCAGAGCTTGTAGTTTTGTAAAATATAGAAGTGCCTGGAGTAGTATTACTTGAAGTTGATTTAGAAGAACCAAGAAGATAATAATCGCCGTTTACAGTAGAACCATTAGTTCCTGCTGCATTTTCAATAGTAAGTCCTATTATTCTTCTCTCTTCAGAAGTAACAAGATATCTGGGCCATATAGGGCTACTATTAAATGCTTCCTGAAACCTTCTATTAATAAACTGCCGTAGTTGATCCTGTTCTGGAACAGCTAACTGCTGACCAGTGCCACAAAGTGCGGATATTAATTTAAAGAGTTCTCCGTATGTACGAGTTTGCATTATGCTTTGTTCGGGCTTAGTTCAGGAAACTTCTTATTGTAGTACTTTAAAAATTCTTTTGAATGCACAGTCTCGTGACCGTACTTCTTTGTGAGTCTAAAAAACTCTCTTGCAGGTATTGTAGCAACGGGCTTACCCAGGGTAGGGTGGGTCTTCCCCCTCATCTCCTGTGCTTCCTTCTTGGCTTGATTTACTCTCTTCTGTTCAGTCTCTCTCTCTAGCTTAAAGCCAGTTTTAATTTCCTTCATAAAAGCACGATCAATCTCACCATCGGAGTACCGCTTTATCTTAGGAATAATTATATCCATATTAAAAAGGCGGGGGGCTTGCGCCCCCCAACCAGATTTTAATTAGCTAACAAATTTGCTTGGATCAAGTATTTTTAATCCAATAAATAATTTGCCTGCTGTTAGATCAGCGTGAGTGCCGTTTATTTCAGCAATAACATCTGTTGCAGTTTGAACAAGTTTAACAGGAAGTGCGCCACCAGCAATAGTGGTATTTCCTGCAGATTGTACAAATGATTCACCTGTATTAGCAACAGGTGCAGACATATCATCTACATCAAGTGCATCAATGAACTCATCAGGATCGCCAGCAGTTGTACCTAAATCAAGAGTGATGTCGGTAGCTCCAGCGAATGCTTCAGCCTCATATGCTACAGCATAAACTACTCCACCCCCAGCAGGGATAGTAGCAATTTTTACTTGGTTTGCAGCACCAATTGTAGAGAGGAAACCTGATTTTTGTAAATCAGTATGATCAATAACGGCATAGTGAGTGAAATCACCATTAGCTTCATTTACTGTTGGAATAGCCATATTATATTTTCTCCTTGGTTAATATTAGTCAGTAATCTTGCCGTGAGCACCTGGGTGGTACATACCAAGAGTTAATGCACAGTCAACAAATCCACGCTCGCCACCACCAAGATTAGGAAGACGAGTGCTTCCCATTGGGATGAGTTCGTGAACACCATAATACTCAGGGTTAACTAAGTAAGCAGTTTCATTAGCTGGGCTTGTTGTTGGCATACAGTCAGGGTTAGCGTTAACAATAGAAACTATACCGTGATCGCTTTGATAAAGCTCAACACTTAGTTTGATTTGTCCACTGTTACCATCATAGTTAACAGCACGAACGCCTTCATTGCCTGCGTTGTTGTCAACACCTGTACGAGCGAAGTCACTGATAGTTTGACGAACGCCAACATCAGCAACCATCATCAAGTTGTTGGTAGAACCAGTTACCTTGAATATAGAAGCAATGATTGTATTGAACTCGCTTTCAGTAATTGCTGTACCGCCTTGGTCTTTGATGCTAGCAGAAGGTGTACGGAAGTCAGAAGGAACATCAGCAGGACCAGCGGAATCGAGCCAGTCACCAAGACCACGAAGGGTGTTAGGTGTACCAGCACCATTTTCTGTGCTTGAGTCCTGAGTTCCAGCTAGTGTAGCTTCAACATCACGCTTTAGTTCGCGGATAGCTTTAGCTTCAGCTTGAGCAATTTTAGCGGGACCAACGGAGTCAACTGCTTCTTGCAGATCAGAAACCATATAGTCACGACGGAATTTTTGGATGCGATTGCCAAGACGAGCGCGGCCAGCGAACTTGTCAGTAAAGGCTGTTACATCAGCGCCTTCTGAGATACCTGTAGTTACGGGTGCAGAAAGGCTGTCAACAGTCCATTCAACATTAGTTGCAGTAGCGCGTTCTTTATTAGCAGACGAAAGGATAGGAGTTTCTTCGGGTGCAAGGATGGTCAAGACATCAGTCAAGTCCTCACGATTAGAAACGCCCGATCCTTGATTTGTAGTATCGAATGTATTTGAGAATGCCATTTTATTAAATGATTATTGTTAATGAGTTAGTTAGCGGCGTGAAGCCATTTGTAATTTTCTAAGTGCAGCGAAATCACGGGCGTTACCTGATTGTTTGAATTGACTTTGCAATTCCTGGATTGCCTTTGCTGTTCTTGACTGGGACTTTTCCGATTTAGCTGAACCACTTGGTCCAGTTTTGGGGGGAGTCATAGTTACACCTGATTTACCCTGAGGTATAGCCTTTCGCCCATATATGCTGTTGGCAGCGTGAGCAAAGAAATAATCAAGTTGACCTGACATTTCGGGGGTTTCCTTCTTCACAATCTCCTTTAGCTTTTTAAATCTAGGATCAGATATTGTGGATTCGTATTGCCGCCTTGTATCATTGTCATCACCAGTTAACCAAGATAACTCATCCTTAGCCTGTTTATCAAATGCCTCCTCAAGCTCAGTCCCTTTTATTTGGGACTCAACCTTACGAAGTTGATCAGGTAAAAATGTTTTACTTGCTTTTCTGGCCTGTAGGAGGGACCGTCTTACATCAGCTTTAGTTAACTCCTTACCGCTTAATTCTGTTATTACATCATCAGCGGCGTAGCCATCACTCTCGAACAATAAATCCTCAGCCCATTCAATAATATTATCAATCTCAGAGGACTTAGTCTGTAACTCTTCGATTGTGTTTAATTCTTGGAAAGGGTTGTTTTGTATTTCCTTTTTTGATTCTAATGGATTATTTTTTTCCTTGAGCTTGGCTTCAAGTTCTACTAATCGCTCCTCTGCTGCTTTGCGTTTTGCTGTCAAAGCACCAAATCTTGCGACAGCTTTACTGCCTAGTTTTTCGGATAACTCCTGTAACTCCTCCTCGGACATAGTGTCCAAGTCAATCTGTGAAAGAACATCCTCGGATTCTTCATCTCCCTCCGCACTTTCCTCTTCGGTACTTTGAGTTTCCTCAGTTGCCTCCTCGGTAGTTTCTTCAGTCAATGTATCTTCAACTGGCTCTGATTCTTCCTCAGCCTTTGGCTCAGAAGTCATCTCGCCCAATCGACGATTTGCAAAGTCCGTAACGGATATATTAGTATTTTCCACTGGTTTTGTGTCTGCCCCAGAGATTGCAGTTGTGTTTTCGTCTGTCATAATAGCCACTCATTTACGCCGAGAGATTGCGATGTTTGGATTATATCACGATGGGTTACATCCTGTCACTATAGGATGCTTGTAGTTTTTCCCAATCGCACATTTGTAGTATCTGATCGTATGTAATTATACGGCCTGAAATTTGTTGCATCTTTTCAGATGGTGCCTCGTGAAGCTCCGAAATAGTTTCCTCCCTGAGGGAGTGAAGTAAATTTATAAACCTAGCGAACGCCTCATAGCTTTGAAGCGATTTGATATCATTCTGAATATTTTTCATTACTTAGCTGGAGTTATAGCCAAGGAGTACATATTGGTTGATTCTCTTCGTCTATCAGCGTGAGGTACTCCTGGTCTTAAGAAAATGTTCATTATATCGTCCGATAGTTCAACTGGTGTTTTATTTGACTCAAATGATTCCCTGAGTTTTTTTGCATTACCTGATCCCAAAACATTTTGCTTGTTTCCATATATGTTCTCATAGGTATATCTTACCTGTGAGTCAACTCCGTCGGTCAAATTATTTTCCTTAAGAAACTTGTTGTAATACGGTTTATGAAAATCGAATTGGAATAACCCGTAACCATTACCTCCCTTTTGCTCTTGTCTGAAATCAAATGTTCCTCCAGTCTCTACATCAATATTGCCAAGCATAGCTGATATCAAAGGAAGATTATTTCCGAAGTACTTTTCCAGGGTAGAACCAACATACCTCATATTTAGGTCCCTACTCTCTCTATCATTTAACTGCTGAGTACGAGCATTTACGAAATCAGTAGATGTCTGATTATTTGCTTCTATCATTGAATAAGTGCTTAACGGAAAGATATAAATAAGTGCAACACTACATATTCTGAGTATTGATTTCGCCCATTTGTGCAGGAGCTGTTCCGATTCTACCAATTTGTGCATTCTGTGCTTGTTGCATCTGGAATGTATATTGTCCAGCATATTTTTGCAAACGACCTGCAAACGCTTCGTCATTAGCTGCTCGCTGCGCAATATCTGGTTGCTGTGAATATTCCTGTATAACTTGCATAGCAATCTGTGCTCCCGCTGGTCTAGCTGGCATTTCAATACCCGCAAAGATTTTTGCTAAGTCATCAGTAACTTGTTTTACAACTTCCTCCTGAGCACTTTCAACTGGCTGCAGAATTGCGTCAGCCATAACTGGATCGACTGCACTAGCGGCTATATCTAAGAAGCTATCCATACTCATACGGTTATTTGTATTGAATTGAGTAAGTTCAGCGAATTGTTTTAGTTTAGCCTGAACATTTTCTGGGTCAGTATTAAGAACATCGAAGTTAATTAATATATCGAAGTTTTCATCAGGGTTACCTTTACTGAATACTTGTGCATCAGGAATACCTGTAACTCTAAAGAATGTCTCATCAGGGCCAAATCTTTGGAAGCACTTGAATGACATACGAAGAACCTCGGCCGTGTGACTCAAGAACTTGTCAACAAGGAACTGTTGTCGGACTGTACTCATTTGGGACCCTTCATCCAGGCCTACTAACTTATCAGCTAGTTGGGTAAGGGTAGTCTCCATCTCAAATGATCCTTGATTGTAAGCGGGAATTGGGGCAAAGTCCAAATCACCTTTACGGCGATATGGAATCATTCTACCTGGTCCCCAGTCCGTTGGAGCTTGTCCTACTGGGTGAAGTATAGGGGGTAGGGTAGCGAGGCTGTTCCTATCAATCCTGGAATCCTTCTCAACCTTTACTTGATTTTGTATACCACGAAGAATATCGGGTATAGTCTGAGTATCGTAAAGTCTCTTTGTGTCCTCGGCTAATCTAGTTACTACAACTGGGTAGTCCTCGTAACCATTCATTAGCTCGAACTTTGCATAGCCAGGAGCGGTTTCATTACCGCTGAACTCCTTGTGGAATACTGTGCAGTAAATACCCTCGGAGCCATCCTCCTCGTCAATAAGTCTTTGGTAACCGTAGACTATTTCAATAAGCTCGTCAGCCTCATAAGCATTATCCGTTAGGCTTATACTTCTGCGGCCCTCTTGCTCTCTCTCTATTGAATCAATATTTACACCCCTGTATTTGGATATGACATAGTCCACGAAGTCCTCATCCCATCCATCAGTGCTTACTTTTGTCTGAAGTTCTTGAGGGGTGTAATAAGTTTTCCAGAAACAATACGGTGCTCTTTGAGGATCAGTAACATATGGTGGGAAGAAGAAATCGCCGTCAGGTGCTAGTGTTTTAACTTCGGGAGAATTTACTTGCCGTCTAATGACAGGAAGTTCAGTAACCCCGTTCTTTCTTAACTCTTTTAATGCTTTTTTGGCTCTTTTCTCAGTTACCCCATCAAAAGTATTTTGAAGCAGGAGCGTTAATTCCTCATCGGAATCCCCTGACTGTATTGCTAAAGCGGCCTCAGGGCTTATCTCCGCAACTTGATTTATATCAATAAGCTGTTTAAAGGTTCTATCCTCCCTGTGCCAGCCAACATATGTAATAAGTATGCCTCTCTCTAACATATAGTTAGCCCCTAATTCCATCTCCCTGTAGAAGCGGGGAATATATCCTGAGCTAACCATCCATTTTAAAAACCCTGATACTAATTTACTTCTAGCTATATCTCCGCTTTCGACTGGGAATGCCCTTACATTCGCCCGACGAAGTGAGGACATAAACAAAGCTACTAGCCTAGTAATCCTTTCATCAATAAGATGGCACTCAATGTCCGAGGCACCTTCCCACGGGAACGCATCAGCCCCGTGCTTTCTGTGATCCCTGGACTTGCCTGGCCAAAAATTACGGCGATCATCGTAGGATGTTCTACATAGATCAAAATATGCTTCCAGCTCAGTTACTGTCTGGTTATATGCTTGGTTTAATGCTTGAATGTCGGGTTCATCCGACAGGTAGGTCAAAGCCTCTGAAGTATTATCACTTATCATTAATTCGTTCTCTTATGGATTGCAACAGTCTAGCCCACTGTGTTTTAGAAACTCCTATTTTATCATACAGGTCCTCAGCCGTCATAGGAACTTTGGTTTCGTGCTTAACATATCTTTTTAATATCTCAAATGACGCAAGTCTATCTGAGTTTTCCCTGCACCATTTCTGGTCCAGAGTAAAATCTCTTTTGTTATTTTTTGACATATCGGTAGCTTATACCTCGGTCATCTTCAATGCCTTCAAAATTAATCATCTTGCCAACCAGGGAACCCCGAAGCCTCCTGGGTATCATTACTGGGATCTTTTTACCTATCTCTTTACTATAAACAAAGTTGTACCTAGTGTTGGGGCATATTGACATAACCTTGCCTATGTAATTCTTTGGTATTATTTCATCAATAAATAATCCATCCTTGATTATCTGTTGCCCCTCCTCTGATATCCAGGAGTTCCTACCTTTTCCAGTAACGAACTCCTCAGGTATCTTTTCTTTGACAATCTTTATTGCCTCATCAAATGGGACCTCGTAATCATCAGCTAAGTATATTAATTTTATTTTGGGCATTAGTAACCTCCTTTATCTCGCATTGTTGTTTCCATACTATTCTCCATAAAGTAGTCAGGACCCATACCAGCATTTGACATTCGTAAATATCTTAACGCATCAAAGAAATCCTTCAAGGCTTCATCTGATTTACCCATTGAGTTATAGCTTATTATTGATTCAATTAAATTACCGCAATCCTTGTGAACATAACAGCGTGGTTGGTTCGCTTCGTCAATTTCGTAGTCAGGATTGTAGAAGAACCATTCATCAAGAGCTGTAGCACCTACGGCCTCAGTCTGACCATCTGATGGTATGAAACTCATACCGTAATCATAAAAGCTAGTGAATAAGTCCGTATTGTTTTCATTCTCCTTAGCAAAGAACCTGGAGTCCCCGATTCTCTCCGTTACCTCAATGCCTAACTCTTCCTCTACCTCATTAAAAAGCTCCGCATACATTTCCACATCGTATCCTATTTTCTTGGCCGCTGGGCCGTACCTCCACTTCGGGTCCCCGAATAATGCCCATTCACCGTAGGTATCCCGATCTGGCCACTCCCTTCTTATGTATATATTCTCGGACTCCGATACCCCAGCCCAGATACTTACATAGTTTCTAGCAAAGGCGGGGTCCACTACCTGATACCAGGTTAAACTGTTAAGAGGAGGAAATGTCATTCCGTATTTGTTCGGTTCCTCGCTTAGAACATTAACCTCAGGCGAGAAGTTAGGTACAAGTGAAGTCATTGATTTAGTCGGCAAGCCATAGGCACGGACCATAATTGTGTCCTCGCTGGAGTTCCTTAAGTCCTTTGCTATACGGTCATATCCCCCGAATGGATTTTCATCGGAATGCAAATATACTATTCCCGCATCTCTTTCTGGGCTGTACTGCTTTACTGGTACGGACTTATCAAGCAATTCAGCATTTCTAGTCTCTAGTGTTTCTGCACCTTTTAGATATTCGGATACAAAAGGTGTGTACCCATCAATAGGAGTAAAACCCAGAACCATCTTGGAGTTTCTCGTAGCTAGACGAAATCTTAATGTATTTACTAATGTTGAGTCCCCCAAATATTCGTCCAGCCAGGCTCCGATATTTATTTCTTTGGACTGCTTGAACCCGAACTCAAAACCCTCAAGTATAGTTTGGTTATTGCTGAACTGTGTGTAAGTTTTGAAGTCCACTCTAGTTCTTGTATCTGGAAAAATAAAAGAACTTCCAGTAAAACCGTTTTGCATACTATAATTTATATATCCTTCAATGCCCTTTGTTTTCTTTCTGAACTCCTTGGGCATCATCGACCATACTGCAGCCTGTTGCACCTTAACAGATGTATCAGCGTTTTGACTGAAGCATACAATATGGCCATCCATATTTTGAGTAACTGCTTGCATCAATAACTTTGCACAACCCGTTGTCTTACCACTTCTGTTACCCCCGAATGTTATTACTTCGTCGTATTTAATAAGAGCTTCTTTTATTCTCCCCCAGCCTGGCAAATCAAATCCGTGTCTTAGTGGATCAGTCTCAGATGATCTTATCCTGCCTTCGTGAGCCTCGTGTAAATCAGCTAGTAACTTTGGTTCCAACTCGCCGAGCTGTACTATCTCCTCATCCGTAGGGGGCTTGAGAATCGGGTGCTGTGTAAATATTAACTCTGAGTTATTCATCTTCATCGTATATTAGTTCAGTATTTTCATCGCAGTACTCAAGGGATGCCTCCTTTATAAGCATTCTGCCTACTGAGAAACTTGTACAAGTTGACTGAACCTCGCCCTCCTGGTCCAGTACCACTATCAAATAGTTGGGATAGTACTCCCCCAGTATCTCTTTTAACTTAGCTGCAATCTCTTCATCCATCCTTTGACTCAATAAATTCAGCATCTACGCTATCTTTTTTGATCTTCTTTAACCTCTCTCTAGCTGCTTTGATTGTTGCATCGTATTCGTCCTGAGTGTACACCTTTCTATCCTCGGTTATCTGAGTAGCTTCACCCCTGGCTGTTAATGCCTCCCTGGCGGAGTTAGCTTTAGCTATTGATAGCTCCTTTAAATCTTTAAAACTTACCTCCATCTCTGGGTCATTCTCCATCCTGTCCCTGACCTTATCAATAAGGTCCTCCTCAAGGCTGGATAGATTTAAATAATTCTGGGCCGCTATCTTACCCGAAAGGTCCCTGAACTTACCAAGGTGATCTGCGTAATCAGTAAGAACTGATATAACTGTACTTCTATCAAAGCCGTACTTCTTTACTATCCTGGTCTGGGAACTCCCTGTACTATAAAGGTACAGTATCTCGGCCACCTTCTGGGGATTGTGCCTACTAAGGCTTCTAGCCTGGATGGCCTCCTTCTGCTTTACTATATCCTGAATGGATTCAGATATCTCCCGCATAAGTTCTTCCTTGTTCTGCATAATCAATTGTCTATAGAATATCTGGAATCCGTCAAGGTCGGGGTTCACCATCGGGGGAACGAAGAAATATCCAGAAATATTTGAGTACGGACTTGACACATATTCTGAAGCCCTTATTCCTTAAGGAACACTGATCTTTTAAGTAAGACTTCTGTAAGAAGTAGGTTACCTAAGGTAAATACCTTAAGGAAGGAACCTTAAGGAAGGGGGAGCCAAGGGCGCCTTGAGAAAGATATTTTTTTAAGCCCTGGTTGAAGATACACTAGTCTAGCGAAAACGCACGCGATGACCCCCCCGACCCCTGTCAGGCGCAGAAGGATGGTGCTTGTCGGTCTGTCCCTGTGCAGATACATAAGGCGCACTATATATGTTATGTCTAATTCTAACCTGTATTACCCTAAACCTCTGCGCCACAACCATATACGCAACTATTCTACCCTACTTTACTTGTGTGAACGCCCTTTTTCTTTCGTTAAAGCGTAATGTATTCGTGGCACCTTATCACTAATTGCAGTACTAATTACCTTTGAGCGCTCCCCTACTCCACCGATTGTGTACCTATTGTATTGATTGTAGCCCTTTGTGGGGCGATTACGGGGCGTACTGATCCTTGCCTGTATCATTACGGCCGTGAATTTGTACGGGTATTATTGTGCCGTTATTGGACTGAATCTTTACGGGTAGTATTGAGCCTATCCCCTACTCTTTTACTGCTCCCCGAAAAAAAAGTTTATATCGGATTACTAAGGGGATTTGAAGAAAAATGAATTATTTTTAAATAAATGACGGAATATGCTTGACCGCTTTTTTGATTTATGATATTGTGTTTGTGCAGTACCCGTTCTTTGACAGTCCTAACGCTAACTTCCTTGGGGTGAAACCCAGAGGGTCTGACGACTTAGTAAGTGGGACACGGATTGGTAATGTAGCCTCAATTCTGAGACGGTTCGAAGCCCGCCGTATTTACTTACGGGAATACAGACGAACAATCAACCCACGCCAATTAATACAGGCGTAAAACCAATCAAATATTATGACAATCGAAATCACAAAACTAGAAGCTACTGTCCTACAAGCTATTGCTCAAAATGAATACAATACTGCTAACTACGGTGTTCCAACTGATGTTACAGAAACTTATACTTGGACTTGGACGCTTGGTGAAGGATTATACGAATTATTAGAAGGAATGGAAATGCCATCGGGCAAATCAATTTCGGGAATTGTTTCATCCTTAGTTCAAAAGGGTCTAGTTTACACTTATGCAGATGGTCGCAACAGCACAATCGAACATAGCGAACTAGGATTTCAAGTTTGGATCGATCAAGTTTATGGTCGTGACAAATGGAAAAAAGCTATAAGCGTGTATTCCTAAAACTAACCCAGCCTGTACCTTAATCGGTACGGGCTTTTTGGGTGTAAGCATCCTGCTTACGATTAACAATCAACCAATCAAATATTATGAAATACAAAATAGAAATCACCGAAGAAATTACTTATGTAAATTATGTTGAAGGCACTGATGAGCAAGATGCTATGGATAAGTTGTTAGAAACCAACTACACCGAAAACATTACAGAATCCGAAACAATCGAAACAATAATTACACAGATAAATTAACCAATCAAATATTATGAGCAAATCAAATGTAGATAAAGTAACTGACGCAATGAACTTCGGCTCACCGCTGAACCAAATTGTAATCATTAGTGCAATTGAAAAATACTGCGAGCAGGTCGCGGCACTCGACGATCAACCCGAAACTTGGGAGAAAGGTTGCGGTGCTTTGATCAGTTGGGAGGCGTGGAAAGCCTCTGCCGCAGATGTTTCTCGTAGGCTCTTTTCGGAGTAATCCACAGCCCGTATCCAGTCCATCTGGTGCGGGCTTTTTGGGTGCAAGCACCCTGTTTGCAAAAATCAACTAATCAATACAGGCGCTAGTTAATACAGGCGCAAATAAAAATATGAAAACAGAATTAAAAATCGGACAGGCGTACATCATTGACGATAAGCCAATGGTGCTTACTGAAATAAATTACCGAGGAAGGTGGGATCAGAAAGGTCCTTACTTTTACTTCACTGACGGACGCTACGGCTTCGGCAGGGTACTAGGTAATAGGGAGAGTGACCAAGAGATATTGGAAAACCTACAGGTAGCTGAGGGCGTTGACCCACTTGAAATACTACAAAATCTAAGCATTAGCTCAATCGCTATGGCTAAACATTATGAAAACAAATAATATGAAAATTATAAAAGGAGAGTTTCCATTTGAGGAAATAGGCAGAGAGTCAGGAGACTGGTTTGATTCTTGGCAAGAAGCTAAAGACGCAGGGTTTGATGATAACCAAATATGGTCAATCACTGAACACGAGGATACATATAGCTATGGTCCTCCTCATCACTACATAAATCACATCGGACATATTGCCACTAATGAAAGGCACGACTTCGAAACTTACTACGAAGAAACATTATGAACACAAATAATAAAACAAACATCAAGGGAGGCACATTTTTAGTAGCCTCCAGTATGGACTGGGCTATCAATGCTAATCCATTCCGAGCATTCGTTGATCTTGCCCGTCAGGGTAAGGTCACGGGTAAGCCCGTTAATACAATCATCTCCAATGGTAAATCCATCAAGGAGTCCGACAATGGTATATCCGTTTACTACATACCTGACTGGAAGCAGTTCGGTAATATGAGGTACGGCACACCGTTAGATATTGAGGGTAAGCCGCTTGGCTTTCCTATTTATACTGGGGTAGGCGATTACTCCAATATTGAAAGATTGAATGACCTAATAAACGGTAACTTCTAACAACGAATAAAAATATGAAAATAAAAATACACACGCACCCCGAAGGTCCGTCATTGACGCTACCACAGGACGAGATAGTATCGGT